CCGGTTTATCTACTGATTCAGCAATTACCATTCTACATCTACAATTTGCCCCGCAAATAGTTGAACCGCCACCCGGTAATCCCATTGCTTCCCAATCTGTCCATTCTCTTATGCCCATTCCGTTTCGATCTGAACAATCTTTGCATATACTTTTATCGCCGATCCCAAGCCATTCCCATTTGGTTGCATTAACATCCAAACCATCTAACGATTCTTTTCTTGCCGTTTCTTCGACACCCCACTTCATTGTAGTTTTAAATTGTTTCCTAAAATCACCAAATATCTGCCCACCTTCTTGAAGATCACGGATCAATGCTTCTTTAATAATACCTTTTGACATACCACTTGCACTCATTCTCATTATGATTTCTTCCAATGATAATGATTGTCGCAGCGCACCAATACTCAATGCGCTTGTTAAAACAATCCACATATCGCTTAAGTGAGCCGGTATTTCAGAGTCGGTTGATGGCACGATCAAAACTTTTTTCTATTTTAGTCATTACTTTTCGTTCTGCATCCGCTGATATTCCAAACCAGGGACGAAGTGGAACACCTTTACCTTCGTTATGATAAAAACCAATATCAATACGTTCTTCATTAGGTCGCAATGTTCCTTCTTGTTTCTGCTTTGTTGCTTCGGTTTTAATCATTTTATCTTTATCCATCATAATACCAGTTGCTTTTAAAGGATGGTCAAAGCCTTTACTTTTTATCGTTGTCGGCGAATTAGGCGTAAATCTCTTACCGAACTGCGCCCCCACTTCGATTCCATTCTGTATATCTTTAGCAATCAAATTAATTCCCTTATTAATTTCTTTATGTAAATCAGCGGGAATTACCCGATCCAAAGGTTTAAAGTTTCTTTCAAATTTTATCATAGAATCTTTTTTAACTGCTTTCCTTCTTTTCTCGCTTTCGAGAATAGGTCTTTTTCTTCCTTTAGAAATTCAACAGAAATTGCTTTCATAAAGTTTTTCGGATTTTTCATTAATAAATCAACATTTTTAGCCATTAATTCAAACATACTATCCGTCTTTTCATCAATTCTATCCCGAAGCGTATCAAGTTTTTTAAGGTGTTGAACAATTTTATCCGGCAAAGATACCTTCCAATCCCGTTTCTGGGCGTTGTGCTTCGGCTTCTGCCTGTTTGCTTTGGTCCACTCTTTCCATAAGTGCTTGTAAATCTTCTTCTGTTATGTCCGGGTTATAATGCTTTATCAAGTCCTCGCGGCTCATTAATCCTTTGTCCATCATCCATTCCAAATGTGTTCTTTCATCCTGTGGCGATTGAGGGAACTCTACCTCTGCGAAATCTACCGCATAATTTTCGCCCATATCTTTATTCGTATGAACGCGAATAATCTCGCGATCCACTTCATACCTCTCATGTTCCCAATCCTTCCATTTAGGTATATCTGATATTCTTGATTCTAAATTCTCTATCTCAAGTAAACGCAATGCCGTCCCGCTTGGCGGATTACCTGATTCATCCCATCTAATACGCAGATGATTATTCACCGCTGCTTGATTGGCAAATCCTTTAACGACTTCCATCATATCTTTTAACGATCCGGGATTTCCCACGAATGAGAATGTCGCACCTTCAGGGAGTAACAGTACACGGTCTATTCCCAGTTTCATCTTGGTTGCTTCCTCGATACCCGTTGCTACCGGCTGTCCAAAAGAAAAGCGTTCAGCCAAAGCGATTTCAGTATTGGCAATCCCGATCTGTATGGCAGCACGGATTACATCACTTGCGCTTGTTGTATAATCAACAAAGGTTACGGGGATAATACCATACGGATTTACATTGTCATCGTTCACTTGGATTGTACGCCCCGCTTGATCGAATTTTAGGTGAATCCCATTCTCTCCATCCCTTCCCACAGACCAGAATACATAGATGCGATTGTTCTTATGATCCCTTCCAACCTCATATGATACACCAAACGGTTCTGATTCGCCTTGGACATAATATCTTTTAAAGAATGGAATTAAATCGTATTCAACTCTTTCCTTGCCCCACTTACTGCGGAATCCCATCTGTCCAGTAAGCCAAGATGTTTCGTTGAACTCTCTTGCCCTGGTATCCAAATGATGCGTCATGTCTTTATAGTCGTCTGCTTGTTCGCCGTTTATCATACGCTTCGGCTCGTTCTTGTAGATCATGTTCCTTGCTCTTGCGAACCGGGGAACGATCTTCTGCGGGAATACCGGGACTTGTTGTAATGTAGAAGTTGAAAACCATTGTTCAATATGTGTGTCCACGTTCTTGTGATAATAGAAATCCAAAGCAGTTGCACGTTCAGCGTTTTCCTTTTCTTCCAATCCCTTTTGTGCGCGGCGTATTGAATCAAGTACAATATCTTCAGAATAACTTGGAAGGACAACATCGTTTACGGACATCATGCTTCAAACATCCAGTCCTGGTATAAGTCAGGTCGCAACTTTGCGTTGCGTAAAATCTTTTTCATATTTCTAAAGTCCTTTTTTTGCATCCACATTCCGTATATCCACATACTTATAAACAGAAGATTGAACATTACCGATGCACCCAGAATAAACGCTACCATACAACGGACTCCCCAATACGGCGAATTATAGGCCACTTGTATTCGATTGCATAGGAACAAGCATCAAGCGCATGAGTTAATTCGATATTAGATTTATCGATCCCGCCCTTCTTATCCCGTTGTACTTGCTCTAAATCTTTTATGAGATACTTACATTTCGGATCAATGGTCATAGTTACATCTCCATTAGCATTAACCAACTTCCGATTCAATGCGTTCAGCCGATCAATATGCGATGGATGGGATTTCTTTGCCCGAACTGCATAACCATAATCACGAAGGATTGAATGATCGCTGCGGTGTGAAGTTGTTGATCTGGCACTACCCGCCGGGTCCGGATATATCGTGGTAACTTCAGGCCAATTCTTTCGCATAGCCTTTGACATTGCTTCCGTATTAGAATTGGATTGTCTTATCTCATCATAATAATGAACCGTTCCATCGGTGTATTCACAAGCAAGGACGGCAGTCATATAATCGACATTCATGTCCATCCCGATCCATTTAGTCGGTGCAATATCTTCTGCCTTCTTTAGATGTATCTCACGATCAAAGTTATATGCAGCGCGATTGCCTGTGGTTTCAAACGATCCTTCCATTTCCTGACGGTATAATCTTCCGTCCATATTAGATCGGATACGCTTGATTTCATCTTTTTCAACAAACCCGCCTTCAACTGTCTTGAACTGCCAGGACTTCCAATCGGTATCGGATTGCCCCTTTAAATACAGATCATACATTGCGTTATATCCAGACGGTGTTCCGATGAACATGGCTTGGCCTTTGGATGTGGCTAACATTGGTAGTATGATTTCTTCCCAGACATAAGGCTTGAAGTAAGCGTATTCATCCAGGATAACTTTGTTGATTCCCGCACCTCTTAATGAGTCCTCATTGTCAGCACCCTTTATACATATCTCTGCCCCATTAGATAAAATAACCGACAATCCTGATTCGTTGATCTTGGCTTCCGAATGATGACGAAAGAGTCGTTTCAATACCGGCCACGCGATCATCTTCCCCTGGCGATAGGTCGGTGCTATGTACCACAGAGAATTGTTCTCCATAATTTCTTCCGAAAGCAGCCACATGATAGCAAGATGAGTTTTCCCCCATCTTCGCCCCGCCACGACTACCTTGAACCGGTGCGGATCGTTTATTATTTCCTTGCGTACTGCGTTTCTTTGCCACTTCAATCTTCAAAATCAAAAACCTTTATAGGCTCGGTCTTTACCGTTGTTTCCCTAAATTCTTTTGCCTTCCCTTCAGTTCTATCCGCAATGAATTGGACCGCCCAGGGTCTGCCCTCTACTGCGAATTGAAAAACTTTATACAAAATTACATCGAGTTTGCTCTTGCCATCTACCGTGCCATCTTCTTCGCCGATCTTGCGAAGTATATCGGGAATGGATTGAATGCCTTTAGGTCTGCCATTTGGATTGCCAGATACGCCCGGCTTGAATCCTTTGCCTGTGATTCCACCAAGCATTTTGCCGTTGCTTTTCGTTGATCTATTAACGTTAGGCACTCGCTGCTTCAATTCTTTCTGATTGTTTCCCAGTATATACTTCCCAACGCTTAACAATTACATCGCAATAATGCGGATCTATCTCCATCCCATAACACTTACGATTAGTCTTTTCACAAGCGATTAGTGTTGAACCAGAGCCGAGAAATAAGTCTAATACAATTCCATTTTTAGGTGAACTGTTTTTGTTGGCTCTTTCTGATAATGCTATTGGTTTTTGAGTAGGATGATATTCGTTTTTACTTGCTCTGTCGTATTCCCATAATGTTACTTCATTGTTTTCACCATACCACTTTGCGGTTTTGCCTTTCTTGTGTGCATAAAAACAAGGCTCGTGTTTACCTTTGTATTTTGCACTTGACATAAATTGTGCGTGATTCTTTGCCCATATTATTTGTGCAGAAATAACCAAACCAGAATCAGCAGTTGCAGTTGCAGTTGCAGTTGCATCAGCATACCATACATAAAAAGCACCATCATCTTTTAACGATTCAACCGCATAAGGCATAAATAAAGAATATATTTCTGTTCCAAGATTGTCATTTTTTAATTTATTTTGTTTCTTCATCCCACCATCATAATCAACTCCATAAGGCGGATCAGTAAACACCATATCAGCCTTCTGCCCATCCATCAATCGTTCCACATCTTCCTTCTTTGTCGCATCCCCGCATAATACCCGATGCTCTCCCAATAGCCACATATCCCCCGATTGTGTAACCGCTTCTTCAACCTCTGGTACATCGTCATCGTCAATTAATCCTGGCAACGGTTCAGGATCATAAAATTGCAGATCATCTTCGCTAAATCCCCATTCCAACAATTCACCAACGTCAAAATGGTTGGCTAACGCGTCCCAATCCCATTGGCCTGTGTTCTTATTGAGCCGGACATTTAATTCCCGTTCTTTATTGGGAGTAAGATTTACTTCAACACAAGGCACGTCTTTATATCCAAGTTCCTTTACGATCCGCAGCCGTTGATGACCGCCGACCAGAATATTCTTGCGTTCTTTGTGGGTGTTTACAATTAACGGATCAACCAGGCCGAAGCGGGTGATCGAGTCTTTTAAGTCTTGGTGTTGGATTTGTGTAAGTTCGCGCGGGTTATATTCTGCGAAGATAATATCAACTATGGGATATGAAACGGTTGTTAAGTTACCGTTTTGCATATTTTGCTTTTGATGTTACACGTTTGACTTGTCTTTCACGTTGCATTGCAGCGGCTCGGCTTCTGAATGTGCCTAACCGGCGATTGCCAGTTTTTGAATAAAGGATATATTTGTTTCCTTGTTTTCGTATCATCTAATCGATTAGAGGTACGCCCGTCTTTCCTGTCTACCGGCAAATTAATTATCCGATTTACGGACATACCGGGTAGGGCATCGGGACACCCCTCTACTATATTGGGGCAATTTAAATGGTCTGGAAGTATTTACAGGCGCGATGAAACGCTTGTGAAACGGCTTGTGGGGATATGCCTTTAAGATCGGCAATACCAGTAAATGAAAAACCTTGAATGGTGTGCATATAGACAATATCCTTCTGTAATACAGTTAATTGAGGCCATGCGTTTTCTGTGGCTTTAGCAAATTTCATTTCGTCAGCGTTATATTGATCGCGGTGATAAAAATATTCTACGGTATCATTGAAGGCGTTTAATCTTTTAGTGGATTTCTCCGCTTGTTCCGCCGCTTCTAAATTGTAACCCTGATCCATTATTTATTATTTTCAAACAATTCTGGAAAGTATTTTTTCAGTCTTTTTTCATCTTTTTTATTAGCAACTCTTTCAACTACTAATCCTTCCCTCGTTCTTATTCTTTTATAATAGGGAAACTTCTTCTTTTTCTCTGGCATCCTTGCGTTCCCTTCGTTTCTTGGATTTGTATTCTGCAATGCTCTTTCGTTTAAGCATCTTTGTACGTTTTCTTTGTTTTGCTTTTCTATTTGGCATCCTTTTCCAATACTATATGTTTATGTTTTTTTGTTATTCCGCATTGTCTCCACCCGGCTCTCTTAAAACAGTATCCAGGATTAGTTGATTTGATTTTTTTCGCATTGACATAGGTATAGTGCCTTTGATTAGGCCAGATCGCATCAGCAATCGCATCCGCTTCTTGAATGAGTGTACTGCTTTTTGCTTCCGATTCATTTCTGAATACGGCACAGTTAATTCCATCTTCTCCAGAGTCATTTATAAATTTTCTCCATACAAACATCGCATCAGCTTTCCATGTGCGAAGCACAACTTTTTCTCCCGGACCAACGAATAACTTTTGTTCTCTGTTGTCTGCATAATCTCTATATGAATAATGTCGTTTAAATAAGTCCATACAATACTCATCACCGTCTTTTGTTAAATACCAATGCACCTTTTATTCAACATAATTCTTTTCGGGATTAGGCAAGTAATCGGCCTATTGCCATGTCGTTTATCACTTTTCAACCCCGAAAAACTTTGCGATCTCAACAACCGCCCTTAAATTTCCGATCTTATTGTTTCCCCACTTCTGGATATGTTGATGAATCATTCCCAATATCTTCTGAAGATTTAATTTTTCTTTTTTTAATTCTTCGATTTCTTCATTCAAAGCACCGATTTCAGCAATCATTCCATCGTAATCTTTTTGCTTTAATATCTTCATTTTGCTACACTTCGCATATCTGTATCGTCCTGGTTGACGTTTTTCTTGCCCCGAATGTAAGGAGTTTTGCAGCCTTGACACCTATACACAGGGAATTTATTAGCCGTTGTGAAATAGACTGAATCAGTTTCGTCTAAATATTCGCAACCGCAATTAGGACAAACATCCATATCCACCAATACACCCAGATTCGGATGATTCTTGATATAAGGACGAAGTTTTAAATACACTTGTTCCAATCCCATTACATCATGCCGGTTATATTTTGCCATCTCATCGAGTCTGGCTTGATCCCCTTGCATACAATCAACCCATAATTGAAATTCGGTCTTTAATTTGTTTTCAAGTTCAAAGTGTTTCGTTAGGAAATCTTGCTTATAAGAAACGAAGGCAAATTCCTTCCGGGCAACCTTTAGCGTATCGATGGACCGGAACGGTGATGGCGGGTTAATGTCGTTATCAATGAAACGGGCATTCAATTTGCGTATGTCGAACCGATCAAGATTATGCCCTATAACGATTTCGGCTTCATCAAGTAGTTTCCATATAGATTTTAAAATTCTCTTATCGTTTCTGGACCTGGATTCGCTTGGTGTTACTATGTCCGATTGAACATTATCATCGAATAACCATTTAGCCGCCCAGGACAAGACAAACCACGACTTTTCACTACCGTCTTTATCCTTGATAATATTCGTGTGCGGGATGCGCTGCTTGTATAGTCCCCATACATAGACTTCCATTAATGCCGTTTCAATATCGAATAAAAGAATCTTCGGTAATTCCTGTTTTGGAGAATCTATCGGAGTTTGAAAATGTTTACCGCAACTATGGCAATACCATCTTTGTACGTTGCCTTCAAAGGAAGGCGAATATCTTATACCTTTTTTTCTATTATGTGTCGAGGTGCATTTTGGGCATATTGCTCTCATTGTTTTTTCTCTGGTATGTGGTTAATTCTGATTGATCCAAGACATAACCCGGTCCACGTCCCAAATCTTTAATATTTTCGTCTTTGAACAATTCCGATCCTTTCGCCATTCCTATAAATCTAAAATGAGGTATCTTACCTGTTAATAAAGCATAAAGATCGGCTTGTCTCATTTTTTTTGAACGGACTGCCAATAGACGACCGTTTCTATATTTTGTTGTTTTTACATCTACTGTTCCTTCAGGTATATCCGCATCGTATTCATCAATTTCTCCAACAATAAGATTAGGATATACGTTCATTGCTTTACAAAATGCAATTTCACCGGCAGCACCATTTAAATCGGTTTCATAATCGCTTTGACCGCCAACGCGAAGATTTGCTCTGCCTTTTTTCCTTGCAAGTTCAAAACGTTTTTTTCCAACACATTTCGCAAGTCTAATTTCTATTTCGTTTAAGGTAATTTCAATCAAGTTTTATTTCCTTTAATAATTCTTCCAGTTCGTAATTCTTCATTATACAAATAAATCCTGTTGTATAAATCTTTTTTCTGCAATCTTTATATATTCTGGATTTAATTCAATTCCAATCCATTTCCTTCCCAATCTCTGCGCCACCCATCCCGTTGTCCCAGATCCAAAAAACGGATCAAGAACAATATCACCTTCATTACTTCCGGCCATAATACATAATTCTGGTAATTTATCTGGGAATACGGCAAAATGTGCTTCTTTATAAGGTTTTGTTGTGATAGACCAAACAGATCTTTTATTCGCTTGTCCGTTAGTTGGTCTTAACATTCCAGAACCCTGTTGCGCGTTTCCTGGATAATTTCGATCTCGCCTTTGTTCTGTATAATTGCCATTGAATAGTCTTTTGTCGTTAAAAGTGGATGGTTTTAAATCTTCTAACATTTGATTGAATTTGTATTTGGCAGATTTACTTAAAAGAAATATATATTCGTGTGCCTTTGTGCATCTATCCGTAACAGATTCTGGCATTGGATTAGGCTTATGCCATATAATGTCTTGCCTTAAATACCATCCATCGGACTGCAAGGCAAATGCTAAACGCCACGGGATCCCAACAAGATTTTTTGGCGGTAAATTGGTTTTTACTTTAATATCGCCAGAAGTTTTTTGCATTTCTTGAACTCGATTCGTTCCGCCCTCTCTTTTATTTGTATTAAATCCTTTGCCTTGTTGCCTACCGTAACAATCCCCCAAATTCAACCAAAGCGTCCCATCGTTCCTTAATACTCGTTTCACTTCACGAAATACTTTGACCATATTTTTTACATATTCTTCTGGAGTTTCCTCAAGTCCAAGTTGCCCATCAGATCCGTAATCCCTTAATCCCCAGTATGGCGGAGAAGTAACAACGCATTGAATTGACCGGTCCGGCAAATCCTTCAACCGATCAAAAACATTACCTTGATAGATGTGATTTAATTTCATCTAATAATTCTTCCAGCTCGTAATTCTTGAATTTTCGCACGGTCTTATACCGCCTGTGAAGTTCGTGATATTTTTCTTCTCCGAATTTCTGTCGATACCATTCGGAAAACGGGTAGGGATCGAACTCGTGTTTAAAATTGCATGAAAGACATTGGCAATGATTATTCCCGTCAGCCGATACGTCCCACCTGGTTGAATATGCGATCCGTGAGAATAGATGTCCATTCGTGAGATTTTTTGGAGAGCCGCAAACGACACAGTATTCATCTCGGTTTCTGATGTATTCTGATACGGCTTTGTCAAGGTTTCTGACTAATGTTTTTCGGCTTGGTTTCTTTGGCATTCTTCATTTCCAATGCTTCGTTATATTTTTTCTTCAATTTTCTTATTTCTGTTTCCGGCTTCTTTTTACGGATTGCCCGTAACCACAACCCTTGTCGCGTTCTCAAAAGCCAGTCTATTGTTTGCATTTCGGACATATTTTTTTATTGTTTTTGATTCCTATTTTCGGGAAGTCATCATAATAATCTGCTTTTTTGTTATTGAAAAACGGCGGTTGCCATGCAGTATCACATTCCGGGCAAAGAAAAACGCGCTTATCTGTTCTTTTAGCACAAGATTTTTTCTTACTTTTTTTGTTTATCCTGGATTGGCCTGAAACGTGCTGATCTAATCCGGCAATGACTGCTTCCAATACTTTCATGCTGAAGCCTCATATTGTGGAATAAGTTGTGCGCGACATTCCGGGCAGACTCCCACAATCCCTTTTTGCGATTTTCTTTTATAGTGTCCATTCGGACAGGTAATTATAATATCTTCTTTTATTTCTATTTCTTCCGTTGCGCTTTGAAACTGCTCATTCCTTAACCAGTTTCTAAATGCTGCTTTATAATTCTTGTAATTCTTGCCGTGCATTTTTAGATAATCTTTAAATTTTAGAAATTCTTTTTTGACATTACGGTTTTTAAAATCGGTTTGATATGTTTCAAGCGAATCTTCGATTTCTTTTAATTGAACTTTTTTACTCTTTTTATCTTTATCTTTAACCTTATCCTTGTCTTTGTCTTTGTCTTTAACCCCTTGCAAGGGGCTTACACGACCCTTATATAGACCATATTTATTCAGAATATTAATTACAGAATTGTGAACTCTGTTATTTTCGTTCAATTCTCCATATTGATAAACGATAAATTTTGGAACAAACCATTTATCAGTTTTGAACGGAATTATCTTGCGATTAAAGACTTTTAAAATACTTGCTTCGTCCAGCTTTACGCCCATTTGAAACGAAGCCAATTCAATATCAACTTCCCAGATCCCGGCATGATCGCAGTTGTCTAATAGATAAAACCAAAACAATTTCATTTCTGGATTCAGTTTGCGAATCCATTTCTTCTTCCAGGAATCGGTATCACGAAATCGTTTAGCCAACGAAATTACCTTCCGCTATTGCCCGGATGATTTGGAAAAGCATGAACCACAAAAAAACCTTTATAGTGATCCAAGCAAAACGATCAAACTGGTTTTCCTGTTTGCGGATGTATTGCGATCTTTTCATCTTTTTTCTCCTTTGGTTTAACTTCTTTAATGTCCCAATTCTTCGCTTCATAGCGGCGAATGGTTTTGGTGAAATGACCATCGTTGTATTCAACTTGATCTTTTGGAACAATTATCGCCATTGGTTCGCCTTCAAACGGGGGATAAAAATAAAATATTCTATACTTCATAAGGCTTGGTTTTATGGTATGTGGACATAATCAATCTAACCTTGCCCGAAGTTTATCAATGACTTCTTGAACGGATTTAGATCCATCCTGTATTCGGTCAATGGTTATTCCCATTTTGCCGTAATCTTCTTTTAGTTTTTTTGCTTGGCGTTCCATTCTTTTCGCAAGGCTTTCAATAGATTCTCCATTTGCGTTACCGATAGGTGATTCAATCCAGGGCGGTCGCCGGAAAGTCTTTTCTTGATCTGAAGGACTTTTTTCCATCCCATCAAACTTTGTGCGATCGCCACTTTTTTTATTAGAACTTGCCATTCGTCAGTCTTCCAATTCAAGTTCTTTTGCTTTTTCTATCTTTTTGCCTTTTTCTATCTTTTTGGTCAGCATATCAATCGTTGTGTGCGCGGAATCTTTAGTGTGTCCTTTTGGATCTATTAACCAACCTTCTGCGGAAATTCGTTGTTCACCAGTTATATGATGCGATTGGATTAATTCCCTAATTTTCTTTTCTTGAGAAACGGTCATCATTGCATTTTGCTGATGTATGGCATTTTGAACTTCATCGGCAGAAGCAAATTCATTGCCCCCACCAAATCCGGCAGAACTTAATGCGCGACCGATCGCCGAAGTTTCGCAATTCTCAAGCGCAGATGTTTTATTTATCTGGCTTGAATCTTCTTTTTCGTAAGCATGGCCGGTGTAAGTTAAAACGGATTCGCCATTAATAAGCGTTAAAGTGGCTTTCATAATTACCACACCGTTTTCCCAACTGATTAATTCAGTATTTAATGAATACTCCATTTCTCTTTTTCCAAGCATTCCATTAAGCAGATCAATCCGTTCTGCTACTGTATAATATTCTTTATTGTGTATTAATACGGGCATATTATTCCTCTCCTGTTATTTGGGATTTTATTTTATTTGTGATGTTAATTTTACGTTTATTCGGTTCAAAAATTGCAGATGCCAATACCGGATCGTGATCTTTATATTCTTTAAATCTTGATTGAATGGCATCAATAAATTGTTTTTTGTTATTTCCAAAAGCATTTACAAAATAAAAGGACTCGCAACCTTCAACCAGGATTTCCGCCCAATATTTTTTATGATAATATTTAAAATTCTGGTTCATCATTTTATTTATCCAATGATTTTTTCCGTTAAATCTTCGCCACAATCTTCACAGATCAAAACAGATTCGCCGTCCATTTTTTCGGTTATTACGGTATTATGCGGACATTCATATTCATCATTTTTCAAATCTTCATAATGTTTATCCGCTGCAAACCAGTTTTTTTGTTCTGCCATTTCTAAATAATATTCGCCTGTTCGACTCATTAATTGCCCCGACCTTCTTTAATTCTTTTCAACCGGTCCGAATCTATTGAAATCGGCTGATTGACTTGTTTAGCAATCCGAACAAGGAAGTCATTTAAAGATTCATATTTCTTCATTGGACTGCCTTTTAATTTTGTTCGATGGCTCATTCTTATCCGGTTACTTTTTGGACTATTTATTCTGTTCCTGATTTGCTTCTTTTTCATATATCAAAACCGATTATTTTATTCCTCTTTATGTTTATCCCCATTGATTCGCCATTGCAGATGCAATTCCGATATATGTTTCAGACCGTATTTTCCATCGTTTTGCTGATGGACCAAGGTTATTTTGTCCGCTTGGCGTTTGATTGGAATATCGAGCCTTTTTAATTATTTTAGTCGGTTCAAGCAATGGTAAGTTTTTCAACCATAAACAAGTTCTTTTACTTGCATCATGGCCAAATTGCCAAGGCTGAATAGTTTGGGTATATTTTTTCCCACCGATTCTTTCCAATGCGTATTTATGGGGGACAGGATTTTCAATAGCAATCTTATTACATGAATGATTAAGAAACAGATTAAAAAAATCTGCACTTTCATCTAATTTCGCCCACCTTGAAGAATCGCGATGCAACCAACTCACACCGCTATTGGCAAAATAAGTACACGGCGGATGTGCAATAATCAAATCCCAATTATCATATAAAATATCTTTTATGTCGCCTTGATGATGATTCCCATTTGATTGGTCTGTTGGCAATAAATCACACGACCAAGCATCGTGTCCCTTTTTAGCAAAAGCATCCCTAACCCTTCCACTATATTCACAAGCAACTAATACTTTCATTTTTTTATTCCTCTTTGCATTTATTTACTTTTCACCTTTACCTTTGTAACAGTTGGTTTGTTTACACCTAATGCCGTCTTAATAGATTCGTAAGATGTTTTAAATCGCCTTCCATTCTGTTTATAAATTATAGGATATTTCGGCGAACGTGGTTTAAACCCTACAATCTTTATTTGATTTCCATAGTATGACAAACCTTTTTCAAAGTGTTCTATTGTAATTTCTGGAAACCAAGTACCATATCTATTCAAATCATCTTCAAAAGAATTTCTTGCTACTTCTTCTGGATTTGCACCGTTGGTAACTTCGACTTTTGCAGTAAATGAAACATCACCAAATGTGATATGCTTCATATTTACTTTAACTTCATATTCTTCTTCAAGCGATTTAACAGACTCTTTAAAAGATATTCTAAAATCTTTTAATGTTTGCTTATTTATGTTCATTTTATTCCTCTTTTTATTGATTATTTAGAAACTTTATTTTTTCTATGGGGATTTTTTTTCAAATATTCTTTCCAGATTTTTTGATTGTTTTTGGATTCTGCTTCAATATCAGTTTTTCTTACTGCTTTTTTTGCTTTATTCATTATTTTATTCCTCTTTTAATGATACCGGGACGAAAATCGATGGTTAATACGATTGTGGAGAGAACGCCACTAAAGGATCGCCCCGGTGAAATGTTGTTTATTATCGTATTAACCATGCCCCAATATAACCATAAAATAGGAATAAATTGGAATTTATCTTTAAAACCACCCCGCCGTATAAAGCCATATCGTTTCCTGGTCAATAATATACCTATTTTATGCAAAAAACCCCCATATTCGGCAAATATGAAGGTTTTAAAGGTATTGTGATCTAAATGGTAAGGTCGTTTTACTGCTATTATTTCCCGTTTCTGAAAGAACGCAATAAATCACGATTCAATTCTTGGATTTCGTCTTTCGTTTCTTCCATCGCTTTTGTGATCTGATCTTTCAAATTATCCATGCGGCGGTGCATCGCAACAACCTTTGAATCGACTTTAATGAATTTGGCAATTAGCGTAATACATAAAACCGCAAGGATCGCGGATACGCCCAGACTTTCGATAATACTTGGATCAATCATCTTTTCAATCCCATTTTTTGAAGTAAACTTCGTTGCGTTTTGATTTCTTCCTGTAATTCTTCGTTGTGATGTTCCAATTCTTTAAGATGTTCGGCTTCCATATCAGCCATTTTGGAATTTAAAACTGTAATTTCTGTATGCAATTCTGCAATAGTACGCTGCATTTCATTCATCTTTGAAGTTGTCTGATAATAAGTCCCGACAACAATAGCAGTAACCGCCAATATTTTGAGTAGAAATGATACGGAAATCTGTAAAGATAATTGGTCATTTATTGTTTTCGCCATTTCTTAATCTTTCCACTTCTTTTTCAAGTGTATCAATTTTAAACACGTTTGCCTGTATATCGGCCTGGAGTGCGTACCACATACCTATTAATGATATTAGGCCAGTTATAGCCGCTACCATTGTTTGAATTGATAATGTGAATTTTTTTTTTAGTATTTCATCCTCACTCACAGATGATTTAGCAGAGGTTGGTACTGCCTTTGATACAACCGGCTTTGGCGTGATCTTCTTTTGGAAAATTTGTTTCTGTAATAACCGATCCCGCTTTGACTTTTCTCTTTCAGATTGCGCGTCCTTCGCTTCACCCAACATAACTTCGGTTAGGTCCTCAATGGTAATGTATCCCATTTCAGTCAGGATTTGCCCAAGTTCTTTATCATCGCCATTAGACTGTTTGGCGATTGCTTCCGAAAGCTGTCGCTTTGTGATAATATCAGCATCCATTAACAACTTGCCTAATTTACTTTTAGCCATCAGCAGTAAACTTTACTTCAAATACATCATGTTCATCAGTCCCTTTATATTCTATCTGGGTAATATCTGCCTTACCGCCAAAATGTTGGGCAATGCCTTTTAATGTTCCTATTGCTAATGGTGCTAATCCTTCCCGTGGCGATTCATAATGAATTTCAAAATGATTATCCCCAAGTTTTTCTATTTTAAATGATGGCGGGGATAAGTTGGGTAACATTTGTGCAATCCTAACGTGCATCTCATCCAATCCCCCAACAAAAGTTTCAAAGTCATTACCAAAGGCGTTAAAATAATCTCCGTATCCTTTTGGTGCTACCTCTAACGCCCAATAGACACCGAACATTTCTAAAACATCTGATGCCGGGATACCCAATGTTTCCGATGTTGCCCCGACAAGTGAATAAGTAACAGAATCATCATATCCTTCCATACCTTCAAATACGTCATCACCTACCCCAGAAGATTCAAGGACTTGATTCCATACTTCTTCCCCGGCTTCCCTTGTAACCAGAGTCCTGATGGCTTCGTTAATCATTCCATACATTTAATTACCATCCTATTCCAAATACAAATGCGATTGCGGTCCATATTCCAAACGCGACTAAAAATCTCGCATATAGATTCCCAAATTTCTGATTCATCAAAATTCTTCTTCAACGGTTAAAGATATATTGTATAAGTCCGGTGCGACTTGCGCCATATCCAAAGAATTGTTTGCGAACCTGGCAAAGATATGTTCCGATTCTGCATTGTCGCCTTCCGAATCCGCATCAATCGAAAAGATGAATGGGATATGATTGCCATTGGTCTTATTCCAAACGTCATCAACAAAATTATCATCTGATGCGAGAATATCATATTCATCCGGCATCATATTAGCCGCACTTAAAAAACTAAAATTCATATCGTAAATAATTCTTCCGCCTTGACTATGGTATCCATTGGAAGCCGTTGTGAACGGCGATTTGGACGCACTCTCCGCCGTTCTACCGTATGTTTTCAAGTTACTAAATCGTTGTCCACCGTTTGATTCCTGTAAATCGTTCATTCTATTATATGAGATCATCCGGGTTACATTTAAATCGGGGGCGTGTGGCATTTCAAAATATTCTCCGATCATAATACATCCAACAAACATATCGGTAGTTCCCCACGTTCCGTTTGTAGCAACTCCCGTATTTGTGGTATTGCCTTCAAATTGTATTCCCCAATAACGCAACCCCGTTTCCGCAAATCTGATAATTGTGCTACCATCCGTTGCCGGTTCAATTACAACGCTTTTATCATTTGATGCTGCGGTTGTTGTATCACCATTAACAACATCTATTGCAGTATCATCCCCCCACGCAATGTCCGCCGTATCTGCATTTGCGCCATCTACTGCGGTAACATCACTTGCTATATCACCCGCAAATATTCTAATTTTCCCAACAGAACTAACCAGGTTATGATTTAGGATTGCGATATAAGATTTTTTTAAAGTTGTACTTTGTGTATCAATCGTAATTAATACATGGGCATCTGTGTCTGCGCTTGTATCGAATGTGCATTTATTCAACGGGTTCATATCAAACAGTTCTGGTTCTGATCCTGTCGTAAAAGTTCCCATAAATAAATTCGTGGTATTTGATGCCGTAACATCAAACTCACCGTTCTGCGCAACACCTCTGCTCATAAGATGATTAATTATATCTGGATAAAAACGCGGTGTTCTAATATTCATATTTGCCATTATGATACCTTTATTGCTTTAATTGAGCAGCCGTTTACCCGTTTAGTAATATCTGAAACGATAAAATAACCCGCCATTGCGCTGCCGTAAATTTTCAAACCCGCATTCCAATTACTGAAATCTATTATGTCCCCGATTTCCAAGTGATTATATTTTGGACTCATACAACTAAAATCAACTGTATTTTTTCTATCTTTCATTACTTCCAAATATGCTTCTGCCAGTTTCGTTGCAGTTGTTGAATCCAATACTTCATTTACATCGATTTCAAGTTTCATCGTTTGGTTGTATCCGTTTACTGTCGTTCCCTGGGACGTTGAATCGGTTGCGGTTGCTTCTGAAAGATTTTGTTTTGCCCCGTAATCGTGATTGTATTTTACAACGATAGAATTTTTAATATTTCCAAGCGATGTCTTTCCGATCTTATCTAAAGTAATATCACGAAAATCAACGGTTTGATCTGACGAAGAATAATCATCGGTCCGGCGTAACGTCTTGATCTTAAATTTTCCGTCCCCACCGATATAGACATAAGATAAACATAATTGAGCCAATCGGTTAATTAAATCTTTTGAATTAATAAATTTATATTGTGAAAAAGCAAATTTTACATCGCCTACTGCATCTTCATATATGTCGCCCAGGTATCCACTACTTGTATTTCCAGAAGTATCAAAAGTGGCATAATCGATTTCATCTGAAGTTAATCCGCTGATAATATAACTTTCGCCACTTGCCATAATATTTGCATCAATACTTAATGTCGTTCCGCTATCTCTTGCCGTAACCATTGCGCTTGTTTTATCTTTAAGATTATAAACAGTCTGTCCAACAATGCTTGTAGCAAACGATGCGCCGGAATCTACTAATTTATTTGAAGTCGTGCTTGTTGCAGATCCCGAATAAAGAATCCCTAATTCAGATCGTAAAATACTTTCAATGATATAAACCGGGTTTTCAATTAAGGCATTTGTGGCATATCCATTATCGCCGCTTTCACTATTTCCTCTATCATCTGCATCTATGTACGCGCCGTATTGTCTGCCTTTTCCAGAATAATAAATATAATCAATTTTGGAAGGTGTAAATTGTGAAGCCGGAACTATATATTCGGCATAACCAAGATCAAGTAAAACTGGCGGCCCTAATTCTGGCGAAATCATTTGTGTTATCCGGGATGTTATAGTTATTTCTTCATCATGTGTTTCTATATCTTCAATCGTGAAATCGATCTGCATTCCAGATTCGTATATTTCGGCAGATTCATCTGCATCTACTGATTCTAAAGTATAAATCATATCCCCTTCAAAATCCCAAGCATCTCTTGTTGCCGTATATCCAGTAGTCAAAGATGTTTTTGTTTCTGAATCACTTGTTATACTATCAAGACTAACACCGCCACCAGATTTTGTTGTGATTGAAAAAACATCACCACTTCCACTTAAATTTGTAACCGTTCCCCATTTTATTAATGCTGAAATATCACTATAAACACCCAATTTATTAATCTTTGGCAAAGCAAAAGTAAGTGTAGCATCTGAATTATTTGTTTCCGATCCACTTGCGGTCCAAGTTGCTACTGCCGAAAAATCTCCATCACTAATTCGTGAGGCATTTGCTACCGAATAACTACCCGATCCTGAAGCAGATGCAATATTTGATACACTTATTGGGATATAAACCGAAGCCGTGCTTCCTTTGTATTCGATTTCAGGATTACCAGTTATATCAACCGTCCCGGTCAAGGTTGGATATTGACCATTCTTATAAAGATAAATATTTTCATTATCCATTGTATTGATTGCTTGACTGTCGGCTAATGCTTCTGAACCTTCTTCTTGCACGTCCCATTCATCTGTTATGATTGCGGGGAATGCACCTTTGTAGAAATTATAAAAACGATCAAAGTTTGAAGTTGGAATCGTTCCAATATCTGTCTTTGCATGGAAATCCCCGTAAGCCATTGGAATCGGTTTTCCTACATTGTTTGCCGGTGCGTTTGTATATGTGGACGAATCGACAGTATTAACAGGAACGCGCTTATGATGTTTTGAACTGTTATCGAAAAGAGTTAAAGTAACATTGTTTTCATCGTATGAAATTTCACCGCTGATTACACCCGTTCCAATCATTCTGGCGGCAGTATCTAAAGTGGATGTTTCGTTTGTATTTAAAAACAATTCCCATTTGCGGTTTGAGAAATTGTAACTGGAAAGAAGATCGGAAAAACGGTCGCCTTGAATACACTTTTCAGTATTAATAAGTGTTACTCCGATATTCCCGATTGAAGTTGTAAAATTAAAAAAATTTAAAGACTGACGGAAATTCCCAAATGAAGCCACAATGCCGTAATAAATATCAGTTCCATCTTGCCGATGGCGGTCGCTTACACCTATAAACGCAGATTCATCGTTATAATATAGTTTAAGAACCCAAAACGCCGTTGTATTTCTATTTTTAAGGGCGTTGGTAAGCGCAGTATCGAATGAGAGCATTTACCCAATCCTCGCCTGTCCTGTCGAGATCGCTTTATTTATGGCGGGGATAATATTATTGGCGGCAAAATTATGGTCGATAACACCCATGCCGCCGAAGTTTTGATTGATTGTAATTCTACTGGCAGATGCTGCCATTCCCGCGCTTGGTGCGGTTTGTGTAGGTGATGCACCGAAAAGAAAATTAGCAGCCGACATTAACCATGAGCCAGGTCCACCGGCGACAACTTGCATCGCAGCCATTTTTTCTTGAATGGCTTCTTGTATTTTTAATTGAGCCGTAATTAAAACTTGCTGAAACAATGCTCTTTTAAACGCATCTGCCACACTATCACCCATTGCGGCAGAAACTATTAATGATGTCGATGTTTGCGCGGTAAACTTCGCCAAGTTTTCAGATGCTTTTGCAGATAAGGAAATCGTATTCGCAATATTATCTGCGCCCTGTGTTGTTTCCTTTAAACTTTGAGCTGTCTTTTGTAATTCCGCTAATACTGGTGATAATATTTCCCCGGTTCTTGGGAATTTTTCTAATATGTTTGAAATTGCAGCAATTTGTTGTTGGATTATATCAATATTTCCTTCTTCAATTACCGTCCTTGCATCAATCGCCATTTGTTTAACAAACTCTCTTGTTTCTTTTGGCAAGGTTAAAAATTTTATTTCTTTTACTGCGCCTTGTGTAAACTTTAAAAACCTAACTAATGAATCCGCTGCCGTTTCAACAGCCGCAGAAAAAGTTGTTCCCAATTCAATGGCGGATTCTTCAAGCGCAGCCTTCATTCTGTTTATGTGATCGGCTGAAGTAAGCGTTTCAGCACCAAGTTTATTAACTAAAGTATTTGCTTGGGACATTGCAGCATTTACAAAGGCTTGTTTCTTTTGTTGATCTGATAATTGAGAAACTGTAACCCCCAGATTTTCAGCGTAATCTTTATACGCTTTATTGGTATCAACCATTATACCAAGATTGTCCAACATTAACTTTGATTGCCGACCAAGACCAGTAACCATTGATTCGATCCCGAAAGTCGTATCTTTTCCCAGGGATGAAGCAAGTCTTTGTGAAATATCAAATAGTTCTGCCATTTGATCTTCGGAATCAACAATTCCCAAAAGCATCGCATTATTAGCCTGTGTCATTAATTGCATTGACGACATTGTGCCATCCGTTGCTTTTTGCAATTTTCCTAATGATTGAGAAGAAAAACCTGATGCTTTCGCAAGATTACTGAATCCTCTTTCTACTTTTTCAAATCTTCCCGCAAGTTCAATAGAACGAGTCAATCCAGTAATTAAACCTCTTGCAGCAAAAAAGGATGCCCCGACTTTTAGGGCAGATTTTCCGACAGATTTCAGTCCTTTATCAACGCCCTTTAAATCATCTTTTGTTTTCTTGCCACCAATCAGACGAAGTTTAATAAAAAGGTCTTTAATATTTGCCATTAGTTATTTTGTTCCGATTTAAAATTCATACAGGCATTTATTTCCATATCAATAATTGAAAAACAGTCCAAACGATGTGCCGAAATATCGTCCAGATTCCCAAGCGATATATTGAATCGCGTAACGTAATTAAATTCGTTTATCATTTCCATCATCCAGGGTTCGACAATTTGATTGCAGTCTGCAAAGAATGGGACCATATGAAACAAAGTTTGACCATCAGTAAACTTTTCTTCTGGTTTGCATATTTCATTTATTATGTTCCATATATCTTCTTTTGTTTGCACTCGCACCGGATCGTGTTTATAAGTAACCGGGAGTCGAGCCACAGTATAGGGGAGGCATCTATAAACATCACGCGGTTCTGGCATCCCAAACTGCCAACACCAAACCGCAAGGCTCAACCCCCGGAATCTTTTTTTGACGGTTGAAGTCCCAAGTATTCAAGAAAAACTGCCTGAAGAACTGAATCGACATCCGGCATATCCATATCCTTGAAATCGTTTTCTCCAAGTCCGGCAATCGCGCCCACTTTTTCCAAAACATCGTAATATGATTCCACGTCCATTTTGCCATCCCACCAGACTTTTGCGTTGAGTTTGTGTAACTCCCGCCGTTCAGAGTATGTGCAATCATTTACATCCCATTCTTTTTTACCAACTTTAACAACCATTTAACCTCCCGATTTAATTAAGTTGCGATTATTGTGATTAGCGCACCCGATCCATCTGCTGTTGCTTTGAACGGTAAATTAATAAATACGCCACTATCTGTACTCGTATGAGTATATCCTGTATATTTAGCCGTTGGAATATCGAAGTCAATCGCTGATCCGTCACCAATGCTAATGTTTACAGAAGTCCCGGCTGTGAAATCGGCTATTGTATCAGTTACATTATCATCCAATTTCGCACTTACATTTCCGGTAACTTCAATCATTCCGCCCCTCATATAAGATGAAGGTTCTGCTTCAATTGAATTAACTGTTTCATATCCAACCCTTGTTGCGGGATTAGAAATTGTAACATCAAAATTATTTAATACTACATTGTCACCGCCAATAGTCATGGTCGTACAATCAAAAAATCCTTCTGAATAATCGGCAGCAGTTGCGTTTGCTGAAGTTCCTTCTGTTCCGATTACGGGTTGATAACCAGACCAGAATACTCCTGATGCCGTTAATCTTCCACCGTTAGCCGTTGGGTTCATACTCAATGTTAATTCTTGCAGAATTGAAGAAAACATTAATTTATCTTTATCCGCATCCGGCGAAGAAATAACAACACAAGCATATTCGCCTGTCGATGCGCCTTGTTCATAAACGACTGTAGCTTGGTTTCCTGTCATTTCCGCCGATACCGAAGGACTTGTATCTTCAGTTACTAATTGCAATAGAAGTTGTAATAGCGTTTCGCTCTCAACTACATAATCACTAAATGACCATGTAAAAGTCCCGCCTTTAAATACAGCGATATGATCTGTTGGTCTTTGAACTCTTTGTCCAGTTCGTATTACATCAGCAAAAGTTGAACCGGCTGAATAATCAATATCATTCACTTCCGGTGTTCTTAATTTATACAGCGTACCCGATACATCATTCGTTCCTAAAGCATCTGATTGCAGCGAAACATAAGATTCAAATTGCTTACCGGAATAGACTGTGTTGTCTAAACTTGCCATTTTTTATTTCCTTTTTTATTTTTATGATGTATCATCATCTTTTATGTGAATATCTCCATTACGGTACAGTTAAATGAAACATTTGCTCTCCATACGTCCAGATCATCTTCATCCTGTTCGTATGCGACAGTTTCAACCCGCCCATCGTGATACTTATAAATACCAGACGGCGAATAATGAGAATTGTTATGTATTAATCTTTTCAAATGTTCAGCGGTACTTGTTAATTGTGTCTTGACACTTTTCCATCCCCCGCCGCGTATTAATGTATAGATAATATCCACATCATAATTTCTTGTTTGTCCAGATGCAAAATATTCAATTAGCGTATCTTCGTTTGGATCTATTACAAACGATTGATTCCCACGATGTTCGTCAAATATGGGAATTTTAAATTCTGTATTTATTATTTCTTGTAGGGATTCGATTACATTATCATAAACTACATTTACATAACTATCTGAATCGTCAGTACCAGTTGCGAATGTAGTTCCTGTTATAGAATTCCAAAGTTCGTGTGTGTCTGCCCAAAGCGGTGATTGAATATTTAAGGGCATTAAATTCTTTCCGCCGTTGCGTATTTAATTGCCATTGTCCTTGAGTCGATAATTCCCGACACTTCTAATTCCCATTGGTCATTAATCGTATAAACCCCAGGAGAAAACCGGACTTGCATTCCATGTCCTACATCTTGGAATCCGCCATCGATTGTTTCAGCATCGCTTGATTTATCAATCTTTAATCCAGTATCATCTTTGACATAAGTATCATATTTCACACCCGAAGCTGAACCTGAAGTAAAGGTCCCCGCCGTACTGATAATAATTTTTATCACGTCCCAATCAACAGTTGGTGTTCCGCGTACATCAATAATTGATCCAGTAGTGGAAGCATTAATTGAAATTTCCCTAACAATCCCGCCATGCTTTGCCATTCCTTCATCTTGGGAAAGAGCGATTTGCCCGGTACGGATCATATCTAAATATCCCGTGCCTTCCGGATTCATAGCCATTGCCATTATCTCGTCCCCTTTGTCTTTATCAAAAGGACGGACTAAATCAGCACAGGCGATAATTGCCGTGCTTCTCACAATGATTTCAGGCCAATCGTTTCCAGTTGCCGATGCCATCCCAACACCTTTTCTGGGATATATGGGAACAGGGAGTAAGTTTCTGACCAGATCACTTGCCTTCGCTACCGCTTCAACCTTCGTATCATACCAATCGCGACCGGCTTCGATTACGGCACTATCCAAAAGTGATGTAGATGAATTTGTAACAAAGAAACTTAATAATCCTGTCCCCGTTGCATAATTAAATTCTTTATTTGCATCTGGTGTATCGGCTACGGAAGTCATTTCCTCGCCGTCTTTAAAAAGTTGCGTTACATATCCCGCTGAATAAAGATAATATAAATCAGTCGTTCCGGATGCTACCCAATCACCGGGCAATATTCTTCTTAAATTATAATTATTTATGTTCGGTTCGATATAACTTAAATCGGTGTTCGTATCACAATAACTGGCTTCGTATGTACTCATGCCTGAAATATCCTATTCTTTAAATCTTTAAAATTAATTCGTGTCGGTTCTTCAATTTTTCTGATAAGATGCAGCAATTCCACAATGTCGTTATAATATGCTTCCGGGTTTTCAAACAAAACATTCAGATCAATGTCATTGGCTTTGTCTTTTATTGTATTTATGCTTTTTCCCAGACTCATAAATATTCCTTTACCGTGTCCATGTACTTTTCTTCCGTCCCTTTTCCTTGATCCGTATTGTAATATTTCTTCCAGTATCTTGCACGGCCTTCTAATGTGTTCGGCATCTTCTTTGGCACTCGCCAATACTTTAAACGACAATGAACGATCCCGGCAGCAATATTCTTTTCCAATATATCCGACCATGCGTTTTCATCGTAATTCTGCCAATGTTTTATATCAACCATACTTGCTTCCGCACATTTGCTCATTAATGATTTACGATGTTTTAAATAGTGCATCAAATTATCAACTGCTGAAGCCGGTTCAATCTGCCAGAAACTTTTTGCCGGTCCATCTCCCAACTGACGAAGGTATTTATACCCAGATTCAACCAAACCCGTTTCGTGAACAAGTGTAACTGCATCGTCAGAAGCAAATTTCCCGCCTATCTTTTCACAAGTGGATTTGATGAGCGATTTAATTTGTGTCGGACTTATCACTTCCAAGCAATCTTTAATAA